GATGAGGAGAGCTCGTAAGTAATTTCGTGAGAAGCAGAGACGGCGTATGAAGCGGTTAGTGCTGTTAAGGCGTGAGATGCAGTAACTGCAGTAGCTACGTTGAGAATGCTGCCGGTTAGATTTGCGAAAGTAATTTTAAAAGTAGTGCCGTCCTGTACGATCGGTAGTACGGCTGATCCGCTTGCAAGAACTACTGCTGTTAATTCGGATATTTTTTTTTGTGCCATTAGAATATGAGGTTGTCGTTATTTTCGGCAAGTAAGAACTCCCCACTCTCAGTTGTAATTCCAGGTACAGAGACAGTTGAGCCGACGGGCGTCGGGGTTTGAGGTCTAATGAAATTAGACGGCGGGAAGGGTGAATACCTTGTAATAGGTCTAGGTTGAAAGACGCTTGTGGTAGAGCCTGCTGCTCTTATGGCAGGGGTTGTATCTCTAGCTGTAGAAGTACCTTTTCTAAGAAGGCGTTCAAGCAGCTTATCTTTCTCCATATTAGTCTAGTGATCCTCCTAGGTCTCCTCTAACGTCTGCTGCTGTTAAACCTTTTGGTTCCATTCCTGGTTTGAAATTAATCTTGAATACTGCTGCTTTTGGGCCGGCCTGTGTTGTTCCTGCTTCAATGCTTTCGATTCGATCTCCGTATCTTTCAACCGCTATATCGTAATCTCTTAAGAAGTGCCTAAATAGGATTCCGTCGATAGCAGAGACATCTGGTGCTCCCGTGCCGTCGTCCAGACCGGCGTATAGTCCGATCTCTTTAGCTAGCTTTACAAGCTCCTTGGAGACGGCGCCTCTGTCTTGCTTAATTTCTCTTTCGAGAATAATATCGCTTAATTTCATATGCAAAGATTTAATATAAATAGTCTATCCGTCGCAAGATAAGCAATCCTCAGCAGTCCTTGATCCTATATCTCCTCTAATGACTGAATCAGTTCGTAGGTAGTACAGAGTTTTAATGCCTAGCTTCCAGGCCGTCTGGTGTACCAGGTTGATAAACTTAGGGGAGTCGGTAGGATCAAATGATAGATTTAGTGACTGGGTTTGGTCGATATACTTCTGACGGACTGCAGCCTGTTCTACTAACGCTAGCTGGTTGATCTCAGTAAAGGTATAGAAAACCTCCTTGTCATAAGCCGGCATAATGTCTTCCGGCAGACCGGTTACCGAACCTCTATCCTTCATAATCTGGTCCCATACCTCTTCGGTGTTGTGACCTTTCTTTTCTAGATACTCCTCAAGCACGGGATTTTTTCTAATGAACGTTCCTTTGCCGGAGTTAAAAGTATAGATGTTAGCGGGGATCGGTTCAATGCCGGCTGATACTCCTCCGGAGATAGTGCTGTTAGAGACAGTAGGAGCAATTGCAATAAGGTGAGTATTCCTCATCCCGGTACCCTTACACCATTCCGGCTCTCCGTACTCTTGGGCTAGCTTCCGGGAAGCTGCTTCGGCTTGAGTTTTGATCTGAGCAAAGATAGTATTGGTCCATGCTGTAGAAGCGATGGAGTTAAACGGCAAGCCCTTACCCTGTAGGAAAGAATGCCATCCTAGCACCCCTAACCCGATTGCACGGCCCTTCCTAGCCGAGCGGTTGGACCTAGCAAGAGAGTCCTTACCGTCACTCTTATATAAAAACTCCTCCATTACTCCGTCCAAGAAGTAAATCGAAGTCTCAATAAGATCGGTATCTTTCCATTCCTCGTACTTGGTTAAGTTAACTGAGCTTAAGCAGCAGATAAACGAATGCTCTTCGTCCGTATGCAAGGTGATCTCGGTACAGATATTGGTCATCGATACATCGAGGTTGTTCTTGATGTAGGCAGTTGGATTATCGTTGTTGACGTTGTCCTTAAACATGAGATAAGGTTCTCCCGTCTCTACTCTTGACTTGAGGATTTCAACCCAGAGTTCGACTGCTTCTTGGTCCCGTCTTTCAAGCCTGCGCATAAACTCGTCATCGACAACCACGCACTGATGTAGGTTGAGACATTGACGGTTGGGATCTCCTTTAGGTCTCCTAATTTGAAGGAATTCTTTGATATCTCCATGATTAATGTCCAGGTTAACTGAAGCGGCTCCTCTGCGAACGGCTCCTTGGTTTGTTGCAATAATAGTAGAGTCGTAGATCTTAGCCCACGGTACTACACCTTCAGAGTTTCCGTTACCGGTGATAGGGGTGCCTCTTTCTCTAACACGGGATAATCCTACTCCTACACCCCCACCTAGAGACGAGAGACGCATTAGCTCTGCATTTGTCAGCCCTATGCCCCTAATGCTATCGGGTGTATCGATGCCAAAGCATGAGATGGGCAAACCTCTTTCAGTGCCCGTATTCGAAAGCACGGGAGAAGCTAGATTCAACCAACCCTTCCACATATACTTGTAGAACTTAGGAGCAAGGTCCGGTCTTTTCAACCTTCCTGCTACAGCAGTAGAAACTCTTTGGTAAGCTTTCTTAGGAGTCTCACCCGGTAACAAGTACCCCTTCGAGATAGTTGCTAGAGACATCTCGTTCATCCATTCTGGAAAATCCTTCCCCACCTCCCAGGTACTGGGATCAACAAATATACTATTGTTCATTTTATTTTTTTATTAATATAAAACCTTCTCTGTAAGTATCAAACCCGTAATCCGGAATTCCCTCTAATCCTTTCTTAATAAAGGCTTTGTAAAGGTTTGACTTCTGAGAGATGTCTTTACTTCCTACATCTTTAGGACTGCCTTTTATATACAGTGCATCAACGTCGGTACTTGTTAGGAAATCTTTTATGGTAGCTACTACCGTTGAGTTGATAGTAAGTAGAGTCTTAACGTCAGTTTTAGCAGCTTGAGTTTCAGAATCTGATACGACGAACCCTACGTTGTAAACCTTTTTAAGGTTCCTATACTTTTGGGGTAAGTAGTACTGCCGATGCTCAGTTTCAGTAAATTCTTCAAAATCTACCGTCACTACTTCTGTAAAATCGTTGATGTCTACTAAGAATTTGTATTGATTAGCAGAAACTCTTTTCCAGTTTAACGGAGTAAGACTTGCGTCACCAATTTCTTTAAAAAGTACTTCCTTAATAAGAGGTACTAAAAGAGTACTAAAAGAAGCCATCTTAGAAGATAGAAGCAGAGTCCCACTCCATATGACCTTTTGAGTAATTTGTTACTCTGCTGGCGAAGAAATCAGTGTGTTGCTTGCCGGCGATAACCATATCAAACCACTTCATAGTCTTCAAAGCTCCTTTGTCAATCTCCGATGAAGGAATCAAAGGTTTAAGACCTAGGTCCCCCATCTTAGTATTTACACGGTGCTTGATAAAGTTCTTAAGCTCGTCCTTGCTTAGATTCTCTAGATCACCCATCTCAAAGATCTTATCAATAAACTTAAACTCTAGATCCAAGGCCATCGAAGCAGCTTTTTCAATTTCGCTAACAAGCTCCGGAGTCTTAAGCTCGGGATGCTCTTTCATTAGCTGACGGAATAACCAGCAGCCGGCTTCCGAATGAAGAGATTCATCACGTACTGACCATTCAACAATCTGTCCAACACCCTTTAGTTTATTTCTCATCTTAAAAGATAGCAGTACGGCAAAAGAGCTGAATAGATTTACTCCTTCGGTAAACGCTGAGAAGATAGCTAGGGATCTTGCAACTTCGGTGTAATCGATAGCTCCGTTGTGACCATCCCGGACAGTCATCAGCGATTCGATCTTATTCTTAGTAGCTTCATCCTCCATAAATTCAGCAAAGTTATCTAAACCTAACTCCTCGTTTAGCAGAGAGTAAGCCTCGGCATGGATAGTCTCGAATGATCCGAACGTAGTTGCCATCATAATGATCTCGGGCTTGCGGAACCATTTAGTAACAAGTCCGGTCCAGTAATCGTTTACCACAGTCTCGGTCTGGGCGAAACCTTTTAGGATTCCTCCTATTACATTCTTCTCGTGGTCCTTTAAGTTTGACTTCCAGTCAGTGATATCGTTGGCAATTGGTACTTCGGTGTGCAGCCAGTGGGCTTGTTGTTGCTTTAGCCAGTACTCATAGGCCTGGGGATATTCGAAGGGTTTGTAGACGATACGCTCTGTAAGGATGCTCATATCTTTATATATTTGATAGATAGTTAGATAAAAAAAGCCTTTGGGAATCATCCCTCAGGCCGTGTGATATAAATACGGCTAGAGCTAGATTCTAGACTGCAATTCGAAAAATTTATTTGCTAAAAGTTTTCGATCTAGAGTATCAACACCTGCTACCGAGGTGGGTGCGGCAGTCGGCATTTCTTCCAGATGTATGTCTTCTGAGATGTCGATGTGTCCGTTATTGGTGTTGACTAAAGCACCGTAAGTCATACCGTCCATCCCGTAGCGGTTTTTCATGATATGGATCCGGCCGGTGCCGTTGACCTTATCTTCTTTTTTACGGGAGAGGGAGATAGCGATGTCAGCAACCATCATCTTATCGTAAGATCCGGCTGCCTTGTCTCCTTCGATGACGTCGTCTTTAGCACCCATTCTATTGACCTGGGACGGAGTAAGGATAGGAATCTTTAACTCTTTAGCTAGTCCTTTTACGGCAACGAAGACATCATCGATCTCATCCTTGCGTTCGGCGTACTTCCGGGAAGGGGCTCGGAGGTAGTCCACGTAGTCGATTATCACTAGGTCAGGCTTGTGACCCATATCAGTACATTTCTGGAGATGGGACTTGATAGTGGTAACGGTAGCGGCTTTAGGGGCATACTCTTTTACTATAAGCTTTCCTTTCAGGTCATTAACAATCTTCTCTACTTCGGGTCTATGCTTATTGACTTCGTCGATGCTGTAGCCGGTGAAGTAGCAGTCAAATCGCTTGCCTACATAATCTTCTCCTAGCTCGAGGGTATAGTAGACGACGTTGAAGCCTTGCTGGACTGCATGAGCACCGGCAGCAACCATCATCCAAGATTTACCACCACCCGGATTACCGAAGATGATGGCGAGGTCTCCAGGTCCCCACCCCCCTTGTATGGCCTGGTTGATGGTAGCCCAGGGGGTGGAGACAGTCGGTCGGTAGTCTTCTCGGTATCGGCTCTCGATATCCTTGAGGTATTCATGACCGATATTTTTATCCATACCTGCTTTCAAAGCAGCCTCAATCATTCCTCGGATAGAGTCGTAGTCACCTGCATTCAGCAGGTCGGCGCTATCCATAAGTGCCTGCTTAAGCTTCTGATTTTTGCAGAAGGTATTAAATTCTTCCTGGACGTACTTTAGGTCCTCTTGAGAGGCTTGGTAAGAGTTTCGAAGCTCTTCCTTGATAGCAGTCTTAAGGACATCGTTTTCAACTTTCTGAAGTTCGATCCTTAGAACATCCAGGGAGATGGTGGTGTGGTACTTATCAAAATATGATAAGGTATTCTTGATGATCCATTTATGGGAATCAGCATCAAAGTATTCTTCGATAATAGTATCCCTAACATTAAGTAGGAATGTTTTATCAGTAAGTAGCGAACCCAGTACTTTAATCTGAAAACCTTTACCGTATTGACTGAGCTTTTGTAGTGTCACTTTTTAACTGTTAAAATGTATCTGAAGGTTTCTAACCAACTTTCTGTGTTTTTCGTAATCCCGTGTTGGATGTTGTCTTGCTGGAGCATTAACATAAATGCTGTTGCATTTAACTGCTGGCAGGGCGATCCTAGGACATCTAATATAATACTAATCTGGGTGTCAGACAACTGTGGCTTCATAAGATTCATCAGTCCGTAGTTTTGATCTACGACGTGCTTACGTTCTAGGATCTTTGCAAGAATCTTAGTCTTCTGCACACCCTCCTCACACACCTCGTAAACGTAGTCTAGGTCGGTGTTAGGGATAGTGGCGAGGTTCGGGAAATGTTTGAGGACACCCTTTATTCCTAGCCCCTTAACACCTTGTAGGTTATCGGAATTATCTCCTAGCAATGATTTTACAATCAAGTAATTGCTTGGGAGAACACCCTGCTCTTCTAGCACCTCCGCAGGTCCATAGTTTTTCTTCTTTATAGGAGAGTGAACCTGTACGTTATCGTTAACAACCTGCATGAAGTCCTTATCCGAAGACACGATCGTAACTTTACTATCGCTAAATTCCTTAGCTATAAAAGCAATCACGTCATCGGCCTCTACCTTATTGATTGCAAGCAGGTCTACCGGTAACATATGCAGGTATTCAACCAGCCTCTCGATCTGTGCGGACATAGAAGCGTACTCCTGGTCCTTGTTGTCGTACATCTCCCAGTTAGTAATCCGGCTAAGATTCCGATTGGCCTTGTAGTCTGAGTTGACTATCTTCCGGGAGGCCGAAGAACCGGGTCCATCAAAGACAATTATAATCCTGGTAGGATCGAAAGTCCTGACTAGGAATCCTAAGCTCTTAAGGAACCCAACAAGACCCCCGACATGGGAGCCTTGCGGATTCATAAGATTGATCATCGTGAAATTCCTTATAAAGGTATTCATCGCGTCGATAACTAGGATGTTATCGTTGAGTCTTCTGGGTTCCGATACCTGGATCTTAGCCAGTATATCGTCGTACTTACCCATTACACTTCCATGTTAAGGTCGAACTCTATTCCGATGTCTCGGATGTCCTCTTCCATACTACCTTCCTCCACCAGCACAAAGTCGGTTGAACCGAGGGTCGTGAGCCAGTAATCGGAATGTTGCTTTTTATAGTTATCGATTGCTTTCTTATCGTCTTCCAGGAAGCCGTGAGTAGTCATGACGATCGCACCTCGGGTAGTAATACCGTTGATGTGGTTCTTGTCTACCTGGATCTTGGTACGCTTGGCAAATTCTACCTGCTTGCCTCCTTTGATAGCCTTGATCTTGCTAGTACCGGAGTTAGTGATGTTACCAAAAGTAATTACCAGGGTAGCATCATACCACATCGCCATACCGCCTTTGTTCTGAAGCTTGGGCTGTTCCATCGGCATGCCGGGTTTCATAGTCCAGACCTTGTTGATAGCAACTAGAGTGTTGGTGTAAGGCTGACCTTCCTTCCTAGATAGGAGGATTTTCTGGTTAACGTTATTACCGAACTGGGTGCTCATAGCGCCGGCATTCCACTCGTTGTTGTTCTTGTTAGAACGGACTGAAAGCTCACATGGTACCGAACCGATTGAATCCCATAGGAATAAAAGGTTGTGGGGTAGGTCGCCTTTCTTCTGCTCATCAATTAGATCGAGAATAAACGTTGATACGTCTTCGATGGTATTGATATTGCCCCGGTCAACGTACAGGAAGAAACCTTCGAAGTCAGTGATCTCTCCGGTGTCTTTGTCAGCAACCTCTTGGAATTGCAGACCCATCTCCCGGGCATGCTCCCAGCTCCACTTCATCTCCGTAATAATGAATACCGGAAGTACTCCCATCTTCTGGGCTGCTACTGCAGCCTCTAGTAAGGCGGTAGTCTTTCCGGTATCACTATGACCTCGCAAAAGCGTGATGTGACCTTGAGGGATGCCAGGAATCGATGTGATGTCCTGGAAAGCTTTCGATAGAGGGATCCATTTCTGCTCTTTGAACTTAACGCTAGCAGATGCCAGTCCCTTGTTCTTCTTAAACTTCCCGAGATCGAAGTTATTCTTGATCGCTGCTTGAGCGACTTCAGAAATGCCTTTTTTAGCCATCCTTAGAAAGGTAGGTCGTCAGTATCCTTGAACAGATCGTCGAACTGACTTACTGCGTCTTTCTTCTCTGCGACTACACTCTCAAGAGTAAACGACTGCTTAGGTGCCTGGACGGCAGCAGGAGCTGATTGGATAGGAGCCGGTGCTGATTCTTCAGCAGTCTCTTCCCCGCCTGATAAGTAGCTTTCTAGCTGCTTTTTAATAAAGTTGAAATCGTACTTAGAGAAAGAATCAACAGCTACAGGCTGATTTTTGATCCACGACTCTACTTTTGAGTTATCATCAGACAAAGGAGTCTGCTTAGGACGAATACGTACTGATGTTGATGGGTAAGGGTTACCTTGGGTTAGTTCCAAAGTCATATCCCATCCGTTGACAACGTCGGTGTAGTCACCGATCTCCTCGTCTTCTGCAAGCTGCAAGAGAGTCTTGTAGACCTCTTTACCGAAGCTCCATAGACGAACTCCTTTGTCTTCTTCACCTCGTACTACTACTGGTGCGAAAACTCGCATCTTAGGAGAGATCTTTCCTGACAGAGACCAGTTGTCTTTGTCGGAAGTCTTACGAAGTTCGTTTACAAAATTAACGATTGGGTCTTGCTCCCCGAAGTTGGTTAGAGCAATCATTGGGTACTTTCCAATACCGTAGTGGAAATACAGCTCCTTAAAAGGGTAGGCTGGATTGTCGAAAGCTGGTACGATTCGGATCTGGTGCTTGCCGAAAGCCGGCTTCCAGAAGATCTTTTCGTAGTCTACTTTTTCGCGTTCTTGACGACCACCACTCTGCATGGCGGACATCTTTTGTTTAATGAGGGATAAATCCATAATAATAAAAACTGATTAATAACTGTTATATAACTAATTTAAGAAAAAAACCTTTACGATCCAACTCAGAGCTCAACTATTTTGTGGAGCCGGGTGTTGATTCGTTTCAGTTCATTACCGCGGGTGAGCAAGATGCAGTTGCGGTAGTCGTTCCAATCTACTCTGTAGTTGGGATCAAGGTACCCGTCATTCAGCTCTTTGATGAGCGTATTAAGGGCGTTGATAGTGTAAAGGGTGTTAGATTCTTTTTTCCGATGAACCAAAATCGTGTTATCTAAAAAGTTAGCAACGTTGTTAAAGTCAACATTATAAGTACAAATAAACTCATCGTTGCTTTTTGCATGAAGTACAAAAATCTTACTGTACAGAATAGTATACCTCTTACTGATCGTAGAGACTAGTTCTTCAAGATGTTCTTCAGTAGTGAAGGTACAGAACAATTTATTACTCATGTCGTCGTTCCAGGTTAGGGTTTCGTTGACGAAGTCATAACCGGGTATAGGTGGGAATTCAACTTCCATTATAAATATAATTTACTAGTCTAAAACTAGATTATTGCCAAATTTAAACTTAACAGGGTATTTTCCTCCCTGTTCTAGGATTTTCTTTAGATTCTCTAACGTCTCTTTACCGTCCTCAAGGAAGAAGTCAAACAAGATAGCATCATAAGTATATAACGTAACCTTTGTTTTTTTGGCTTGGAGGTATTTTAGCACCTCTTTTAATATAAGAACGTTCCGGCTAGTTTCCAAGCTCTGGATGACGTAATTAAAAAGTTTCTGAGGATTCATATCCTTTAGGGTGCTGTAGAAGGGTTTAGAGGAGATAGGAGCATAGACGACTCCGTTCTCAAGGAACTCCTTCCAGAGCTGGGTTGTGTACATAGATACTTTATCAAAGAATTCGATATGACGCCATTTATCCGGCACCCCTCCGTACATGATCTGGAAGGTGTTGGTCTTGGACTGCTGGTACTCCTCCGGGGTAAGTTCCTGCTTATTGAAGTAGAGCCTGCCTAGCTGTAAGTGCACGCTCTCGGGAGTAAACTCGTACCCTAGCTGATCGGCGATAAGCCGGATGTGGTACCCATCAAAGTCAAACTCTACAAATCGTCCACTACGCGGGATAAAGCATTTTCGGTACTCGTCTTTTTTGGGGATCGCGGCGAAGTTAACACTATTAAAGGCAGAAGTAGGACGGCTAGTGGGATTATACAGATTGTAGCTAGTAAAGCAAATGTTATCTGAAATGCTAAATTTTGGATTCGCAGGAGTAAACTTGTCAATAAATTTGTCATAAATAATTCTAATTCCAGATTGTTCAGCTAAGTAAAAAACTCCGGTAGTTAACCGGTTATAGAACTCCCAGGCCGGTAGCTCCAGTATATAACTATACTCGGTAATGACTTCCTCCAGGGATCTATAATTCCTTTCACACCTCTCAAATAATTTAGAGATAGGGATGATAGAGTTTAGGTCGGGTTTATCCCTGTAGTGATTATAGTACCAGCTTATGACCTGAGGAGGGTTCGGGAGCTCCAGACTCTCGTACTCCGCCATACAGTACATCAGGTTTATATCATTGCAGTTACCGTGAGAGAAATGATATAAGAAGCTTTTTTTGCTGTACGTAAAAAGGGTAGTGTACTGGTCTAGGACCTTCTGTACGTCGGTCTTTGAGACGTTAAGACCTTCGGAGTGGTTTATTGGAATAATGTAGCCTGGGTGGTCACCCAGAGGCCGTACATACACAGCCACGCTGCTACCAAGTATATTATGATAGTAGTCATTCCCTGTAATAACCTCAACATACCCCCCTTGTCGACCCAGGGCCGAAAGGTGACTAAGCTGTTCTTGACTCTCGACGATATAAAACATAACCCATTTCCATAACTTTCTCTAATATACGAAAGAAGTTTCATATTACAAACTGTAAGGGATCTCTTAAGTACTGAGTGAGACCCGGGATTACTTTCTCTCCGGATTTTATACTTTCAAGATTTTTTGTACGTACTCCTGGTATTTTATAAGGTCCGTTTTGAGTATCTTCAAGTTCTCCAGATAGGAACCAGTTTATCCGAACTACATTATAATTCTTATAAAAGTATCTGACTGATCTACTTTCGAGCTCGTTGTAAACTTGTTTGTTTATCTCTAGAATTTGCTTTGTTAATTTATTCTGAGCAAAGTATCTAATAGTAAAGCCGTTAATAGTATCCCCTACTGTTACGACTGGTGTATGTTGTGGTACTTGTTCGGTAGTTTTTAACTTAAATTCGTGGGGATTATTAAAGATATCATCGTATATTGTTACATCTAGAGTTTCTAGAGTTCCAGTTTCTTGTTCTTCTTTTTCTAGTGGAATAAGTTCTGAGTTGTTGCCTCTAAGGCTAGGTTCTGCACCTGTATAGAGTTCTCCCTTATATGTTCTAAAGTAGAATCCTTTATAATTTTCACCTGTTGCTTTTACAGCAAATTCTCCACCGATAGTGAACAGTCCTCCCTGGTATTTAAATTTAGGTAAGTACATATTATCTTGTCCAGTCTTTTAGCTTAGTTGCATCTGTAGTCCAGGTAAAATGCCAATTTTCATTAACTGCTTTACCTTCGTACCAGGACCAGTTATACTTGTAGCCGTTCTTTTTGATCCAATCTTGAACTGCTTTACCGGTAACGTCTATAGCTTTGCCTTCTCCGTGATTGGAAGTACCCGGGAAGGCTGCTGCTACTGTTCCCCCGCTCCCTCTTTTTGTCCTTCTAGCTCCCGAAGTTACTGAAGTGTCAGTCCTAGAACCTCCTGTTTGAACGTATAAGTCCCAGTCAAAAATATCAGTCTGAACTTGGAAAGTCCTATAAGAATCTGATATCGCTATTTCAACACCTTCTTTCTTTGCAGCTTCATACATAAGCTTAAAATCAGAAGCTGGGCTTCCTTTTAGTAGTTTATGTTGACCTATCCCGATTAACTCTAACTCATCTTCTGTGTGTCTACCATTTTTACCGGTAGCTCCAGCAGTTCTTCCGCTGGTACGACGTTTTTGCGAATCGCTTCTTTCTTTTAGGATGTTTGCTGTACTGTCTCCGGCCACAGTTCCTGAGGGAAGTAGGTACATCTGACCTTTCACAATAGTGTCCCAGCCGGCTTTAGATACTTTTTGTTCTAAAACTGTTATAATAAATGCTACTCGCTGTGCAGTTTTATCTAAGTACATCTTAGGAAGTACTTGAGGATTAATCTTAAAACTTTCCATAATACGAAATCCACTAATTCCTTCGAGTACCATAGTAAGCTCAAAAGGGAGTATAAAGTTATACTCCGGCCTATCCTCTTGCCCTAAAATTTCTCTACTATAAGTAATATAATCTAGTATAATATTTTCTACATCATCAGGAACGTATAATTTGTCTTGATAGAGCCTGGTTAGATATTCGTTTAGTCTTGCTAGTAGGAGTTGGTTTCGGTCGTTACGTTCTGCTTCAGCATCATCTTTAGATAAATCCCCAACTGCTCTGGTTTTAACTACAGAATCTCGTAATCCTTCGTTAAGCTTCCTAAAAGCTGTAGCTTCTAATCCTAAATCAGTTCCCGATACTTGAGCCCCTATAGCAACCATTTTGGAAATTTGCGGGGAAAGTAAACTCGTGAGGTTAAAACTTTTTACTACCGACCCAACTCCTATCACATTTATCTGTGGTATGTTTGCAGAAGATATTCTCTGCATGTACTTTCTATCGACTATGGAAAAGCTATAGCTCTCTTCGTGATACTGTATTTGGTATTCATTAAAGTTCCCTGTTACTCTTTCAATATTTGCTAGAATAGCTTCTAGGTAGGTTACTAGATCAGTTTCTGGGTTATTTAGTGTTAAGGTATCTAAAGTGCGTACTAGAAAATCAATATTTAGGTAAATATCGTAAATTCTGTTACCGGTTTCATCACCTCCAAAGTGGTTATTACGTGGAAGCAGACATACCGCCGGATCAACTGATACATGATCTTTATGAGTAGCAAACCTATTACCTTTGTAGAATTCTACATCAAATGTTGTACTATCTCCTGCAGTATTAAAGCTAAAAATAGGTGTAGTACGATCGCGTAATACAACATTGTTTAAAATTTCAACAAATAATCCCAGTTTAATGTAAGCAAAAAATGTTTCCGAAGGACCTTCACCTACACCATCCCCGTTCTTTATTACTCCTTCTTCATCACGAGAAGTAACGCCTAATTGGTACAAGTAACACGTGTTGAAAGATTCCGGTATTGCTGATGTTTTTACATACTTCTTAAGCCCTGTAATTACGAGAGATTGATTTTGAATAGCTGTCTGTGCTTGTTCAGTTGCTTCTTCGTTTATTACTTTAATAAGAATGTAATGAAGTAGGGACCTAAACATTCTCCTATCTCCTTTGATAACTACGTTAAAAAGACTAGGAGTGGATGTTATCTGTCCTCTACTTAATAGGCTTGCATTAGCTTGATCCTGAGCCGATATAGGTTTAGAAGTGTTACGAGGACCTTCTCCGACTGGTGTAGGTAGTTGAAGGGATTCTAAGGTACCGGTTAAAGTCACCCCACTAGGGCGAGTATTATTTGCAGCTTCTATTCTTTGAATATCGGCAGGAGTTATTCCTCCAAAGTTTACTCCGTCTATTGGCATTTTCTAGAAGTGATTTTCTATGGTTTGCAAGTTCCCGTTAGCGTCTCTAAAACTATAAGTGCCTTTTTTCCCTAATCGAATATCATTAACATTAGTTTTCAAGTTAACATCTCTAGAAACCGGTATTCCTGGGGTGGTTGATTCATCTCCGATTGCAGTAGGTAGGTTGGTAGGTAGAGGTACATTGGTAGTACCTTCTCGCTGGGATCGGCGAAGAGCGTCGAGTTCTGCTTGTGATGTGCCTTGTACACGAATATCTGTGTTGTCTTGTCCTACAAATCGCTCACGAGCTTCTTCAAACTCCTGCTGGGCAAACTCCTTATCTGCTTCTTCCTGTACTTCTTTCGTTGCTATCGGTACAATCACCGGTACTGATTCTGCTAGTTCTCCTAAGCCCACTAATTGTGTTCTGCAGTCATACCCGCCGTCTATGCGAAGACTCCAGTTAAAGTTTTTTACAAACCCAAAAAATCCATCATAATTTCCATTATAAATTCTACGTAGGGTATTGATTCTAGCTACAATTTCATGTTTGGTTAAAGTTCCACCAAAAAATTGCTGCTCTAAGCTTGAAATTACATTACGTACACCTGATATATCTGAGTAGTATGTTGAGTGGCCCCATTCTACGAGTAGTGTATACCCCGGTCTCATATATAGTAGCTCCAGTACATCTAACTGAGTGGCATCCCAGCACACAAAATCTACAGACATTGTACGTAGGCTTCCAAATCTATTATGAGATACTATGTTCATACCAGTAACTCCGGGTTGAGGTCTTATTCCGTAACTATTACTAACTTCATATCCAAAAGGAATATCCCCGGAGTTCGTTCCTATAATGGAATTAAGTACGTTTTGTTTTGCTAGTTCTCTTGTATACCCGTCTGGAGGGGATGTTATTCCAAATTCCCGAGCACGAGTTGAAGAAATCTCTACCGAAGACATAAGTTTAATCCAGGGGGCTCGGGCTGTGTGATTGAGCAGTACATCCGAAGTTTCGTAACCTTTCAACCTTCCTTCCAGAATGTTTTGCCTACGATCTAACTCCCCTTTTACATAGGAGTTAAAAACCGGAGTTCCAGGAAGTACTAAATTTGGAGCTGCCATCGATTACCTATTTTCGTCTTGGTATGCTGTAAGGTATGCATTCAGGTTAGCTGGAATGCGTATCTGATCTCCTGGTGTTAGGTATAAAGCGTCTCTTCTGATAAATGGATTTGCGGCAGCAATTACCCACCAGTGTTCGGTGGTACCGTAGAATTGTGCGGATAGTATATCTAATCTATCTCCAGTAGCTGTAATTACGTAATAGTCTTCTGCGGTAGCTTCAAGATAGGGATATTTAACAGTTTGTAGCCTTGCTTTTTCCTGATCTTGCTGTATATTAACTTCTCTATATCTTTCCATGATTAGTAATTAATATACTTATTAATGTTACCGTCCTGAGTAGTAGCGCCTGGACTGACAACTGTTTGAGGGGTGAAGCTATGAAGTACGGTGGCTTGTACGCTAACTGTTAACACAGTTGGGAGTATTGTACCGTCCTCTGTATCCCAGGGTACATCTGTTTCAACATTTACATTCACACTATTCATAATAACAGGAGTATCTACAAGATAGTTACCAAATGTTAATTTCACAACTGTTCCTCTCATTAACCCTGCTGAGCTGTAGCTTGGGGCTGTGGTTGAGATAAGCAGATTAGCTTTTTCGTAGATTGGAGTAAGCTCTTTTTTACTAAATGCTGCGAGCCTGAAAGAGAATCCTAAACTTCTGCTATGATTTTGAAATACATAAAAGTTTTCTCCTCTTCCAACATAAGATGTTCCGTTCCAAGTTCCTGTATTATTATCTGAGAATGAGGTAATAAACGGTCTAACTTTTATCACCGATACATCTTCTAATGCACCTTGTGATGATATTTTTAAGATTTTAAAAGTAAATGGTACTAAATCTTTCGCAGTATCGGCATCTGCTTGTGCTTGAGAAGTAAATATCTCGGTAGCGTTAATTAGATCTATAGTACCTACCTGTCCAAAGCCGTACCCGGTTTCTAAACTCTCTCTGTTGTTAAATTTTCTTATTTGAATAGGTGCGTTCTTTTCGCCTTTAGCTTTTCTTGAATTGCCTTTAACTATCTCCGAGGCTGGGGTAGAACCGGTGTCTTCTTTGTTAAGCTGTAACGTGATATCGGTTGCTTCTCCTACGATGGGCCCGTTCGCATTATCTGTAATAGTACCTAGTTGGCTTGCTCTGCTAAGCAGCCTGGTCGGGATATTAAAAGCACGACCTGTTCTTGATGTACCTCCAACTATACCGCTGTATAGTGCGTTTGATGCTGCATTATCAACCCCGGTATAAAAATGCCCTCTGCCTGAAGGTAAGAAATGTGTTCCAGTTCCGTTGACTGGTACTTGAGCTATAATATTTGCTAGTATCCTGGCTGTTTGAGGGATTGCGTTAAACCCTTCTTTTCCTGCCAGCAACAATGCCTGCTTAGCAGCAAAGGTAGGTCCTTTATCGAGCAACATTCGAGTAATACGTAGGGTATCATCGATCCGGGCTTGTATCTGTCCGGATGCCGGACGGCCAGGATTATCTACATCCTTTTGAACATACGGGCCGTTGCCTCCATAGGTAAGGGCTTTTAGGTTGGTCTGCAGATCAATTAACGGCATGTTATATTCTGTAAGTGTTTCTGGTTAATGCTGCGCCTCCGGCCATAACCGTACCAACTTCGTGATACCCTAAGTATACATTTGCAGGTTTATTTTCTCCTAACTTATCAAGCTTACTCATAAGCTGATTCAAAGGAATAACTGCTTCTGCTTGTCCGCCTTCTCCTACGTGTGCTAGAGTTGGTTTAGTCACAATTCCTCCTGATGCTAGCTTTGGTGCATCACTGGTAAGTAGTCCGTAAACTCCTCCTAAACCTAATCCTATCAGTGCTCCTGGTACTCCTCCAACCATCGCACCCATGCTTGCTCCTGTTAGGGCTGTAGATCCTATTCCGGCCCAATGGGCTCCGGTTTCGTTACCTGATTCTGCTAGATTAGATTGTAGTGCGTTTAATCCATATGCTCCGATTCCTAACCCTAAGCCTCCGGCAATACGTCCCATTCCCGGCATACGCATGCCTCCGGCAGCAGGTACCGCAGCACCGGCGCCTCTTTGGGCTTGGTACATCGCAGACATTTGAGAAGAATTAAGTCCCTGGCCTGCCATTGACTTTTGAAAAGCGTTCCAACCCATTCCGGAAGAACCGGCAGCTAGTGTACTCATACCGGCAGCTGCGCTGGCAGCTCCTCCGGAAAGTTTACCCATGATTCCGGTCATGTTAAGTAATTGATTACCTAATCCTGTAAATCTTAGTGCTGCAATTCCTCCTAATACGATTGCTAACATCTTAGCTCCACCGACTACGTTCTCCATCAATTCAGCAAGCTTCTCTACTGCAATAGCAATACGCTCCTGAATTGACATGTTTTCCATTTGATCGGCCAATTCGCCTTCTCCTAATCTTCTTCTGGCTTCTTCTACCCCGTATGTCTTAACGTCCTGTAGGTAGCGCTGCTTAGCTTGATCTATTCCTTGAATGTCTTCGTAACCGGCTTGTTTTTTAAGCTTTACTAAGGTTTCTTGATCTAGCAACATCTTACCCATATCCTGACGGGTCAATCCTAAAGATTTGGCAAGTGCTTCTTGAGCAATTACGTTCATCCTTCCAAATTCAGCTGCAGAACCTACATTTTTAGCGATTTCATCCGCTAGAATATCTTGACGGCCCATTAGGGCTGCGGCTCTAGCTCTTTCTAAATTAAGCTCTCTACCGGTTAGTAGTTCGGCTTCTAATTCGCTAGCTATAGAACTTTCAAAATCAAGTAAACTACTTGCAGATGATTCGATCATCTGTAGGTTTAGTCCGTACTGTCGGGCTTTGTATGCAGCTGCTGCTAGGTTTACTCCTTGCTGCTGTAGAGTGAGTACGGTAGCTGCTGATAGTCCTGATATATCTTGTAGGATTGCTTTTTCGTCGATAGCAAGTCCGGTTGCTATATTCCTAGCACGGACCTCTCCTACTATATTAGATAAATAATCTTTAGCATTGCCGCCAATCTGTGCCTGTATTTTTGACATAGTAGCAGCTTGGTCGGCTGATAATCCTAGGCGGGTGGACATTATAGAGAAAGACTCAGCAACGTCTCCGGAATACATCACGGCTGTTCCCAGAGCCTTATTTAGATCAGTGTTAGCTTGTACAAGTTTCTTACCAGTCTGAAATGCGTAGTCACTCTCTCTGGCGATCTTATTAAACTCCATACTAACCTTGCTAGCTTCATCGTAACTAAGGTTTAACTGGTTAGCAATATTACCGGTCTTTTGATCAACAGATGCAAAGAGAGTTGCAAGTAACGGCAGTACAGAGCTCCTACCAATCTCTAAAATACCAGCCGCCATCGGATTTATACCTTTGTTTGCGGCATCTTTAGCAGCGGCGGCGGCTCGATCGAAAGCACCGCCAAGAGCATTACCTGCAACCGGTATTCCTCTAAGGAAGTCTCCTATTTTACTAAATTTTTCTGCAGAGATAGCAACCTTCTTTGCCTGGTCTGCAACTTGAGCCATTCCAGCAGCCTGTGCTTTGATTGTTTCAACGCCGTCGTATAGAGCTTCTAAGGTTCTCTTTATACCTACTAGCTCTTGTGCAGAAGCAGTTTTTGCTTTCTCTAGGAGAACTACACGATCGATCTCTAGTGAGACCATCGCTCTTTTAATCTTCTGAGTTTCTTTAAGGATAGCTTCTTCGCTACGTTGCTGACTGACTACCTCAGATAGTTCGGAGGCCAGGTTTTCGTAGCTACTAGCTGTTTCGCGTAAAGTACGGTTAATACTTATACTCAATCCATCCGTAGCTTGAGCCATGCCCACGATCTCCCTAGCAATACTTCTTAAGGTACCGGCAGTTTCTTTAAACTGGGTAGCTGATACTAGCGGGTCAACATTACCGAATGGTGCTGGTTGTGGGTTGTTTGGATCGTTAACTGCCATGGAGGACTCTATATGTAATAAATAGAACTGTGCTATTTTTTAGCAACCTTTGTTACATAACTAGGTACCTGCACCATTTTACCGCTATTTTCAGCGGTAGCTTCCTGTACTCCTGATATTTTCTTCTGTTGCTGTTCTAGCTCTCGGTTCTGCTTATCGTAGTACTCCTTAATTTTTTCATACGTAAAATTACGTAACCAGATAGGCATACTGTAGATAGTGTCCCAACTGTATCCTCCATTTCCATGAAAAACTATTTCATGGATTTGACTAAACATTGCTGCTCTATAGCTTAACGTCAGGCCAAAAAAAGGTAATCCCGATTGGTAGGGCAGCCTCCTTCTCTGCTCCGTTTTCGTCTTCGTATTCAAATAGTAGGTTTACATCTGGTGCAACTTTACTGTACTCCTCTCTTAGAGCTCTAGCATCTTTTGCTAGTAAGTATCCATCTACAAACTCTCTGATATCTTTTTGGTCTCTTAATCCATTAACTGAAGTAATAAGGTATTTTAACCGGGTAGTGACTTCTGATAGATTATCTTTGTTAATTTTTTGAAGTCCTTTAATTTCCTGGTCGATCTTCTTTTCGTCTCCGTGAGTAAGAAGTTTAAACGTTAACACATCTCCGGTTGAAGGCAAGTTAAAGTCAAATTCATTGTGACCTCTTTTAATATTGCTTTCGGATTCAAATCGAGTATTTAGTAGTGAGAGGTCAACCGAAGTGGGTTTTCCATTGAAATCAAATTCATAGTCCTTACCGTAGGAAAGAATACGGGCAGCTATCATAATAGCATTTTTATCCCCGATAATCAAATCGTCATAATTAAACTCCGTTACTAGCATTGACTTCAACAACCTGTCAATAACAGTACCGTTCTTAATGTAGTTTTGGTTGGTAAGAATGTCTTCTTCTTTTGCTGTCATGTACTTCATTTCGATAGTACCGCCGGATAGAGGATGCTCTTCTGGATATAGTAAGCCTTTTGACGGAAGTTCTACTGTTTCAGTAGGTAACTTAAATTTTGATTCCATATAACTGTATTAATTTATATATAAATATATGAAAATAAAAAACCCGGCCATATAGACCGGGCTTATATTTTTTAAAAAGACTAAGTCTTTAGAAGTTCAGTACGCAATAATCCATTGCAAGCTGCAGTTCAACGTTGATGGCATCTTCTGTAGACCAGTTATACTGACCGAAGTTAGAAGAGACTACAAATGAACCTTTGATGATCCACTCACCGACTATATCACCTACTGGTCCTAGAGCATTCAAGGTAACGTCCTTCTTGTAGAAGTCCGAGTACCCGGCCCGGCCCGTAACTGACTCGTATCCAAGTCTAGCCCACTCCATGACCGCCTGTGCACCTGAAGGTGTGATGGGGTCGTAAAGGCTGAGGGTCATGTTCTGCCACTCTCTCTTACCTCTAATCTTCCTGTAAGTGTTGATGTGATCAAGCTTGATGACACCGTCTGTGAAGGAAGGTGAAGAGACGCTCTTAACCATGTAAGATGGAATCCCATCGATGTACATAATAAATCTGTTAGCTACCTTCGGCTCGAAGGCTGTAAACATAATTTCGTTTGGATCTAGTACTGGCATTTTGCTGGTCTGATTATTTAATTATAAATAGCTTATACGTTAAACGTTGCTCCCGTAGGCTGGACTACAAAGTCTAGTACGATGAATTCTGCTGTCTTGGTAGGCTGGATAAAGATCTGACCTACTAGCTGGTTGCGGTCAATGACGTCAGCAGTGTTGTTGGTGTCATCCATTAATACTCTGTAAGCGTATAGGCCTTGTCTCTGTACTACCGTCTCAAGGTAAGGATTAACATTAGCAAGGAATCTGTTACGGGTAGCGATTGTGTTCTGCTCAAATACCAAAGTGTTGGCTTGATCTCCGATGAAGTTCTTAAGGTTGATAAGAAGTCTGCGGACGTTGACCCGGTCTAAAGCCGAAGCCTTAGTCTGCAAGGTCTTCTGACCGTAAGCAACTACGCCTGAACCTGGGAATGTAGCGAGCGGGTTTATTTTGGCGAGGTACAACGTATCTCTGTCTGATTGAGAAAGCTTTCTCTGTGCCATTGTAACACCGGGAATACCGCCTCTTAGTAGGCCTGCTGGTGCGAACCATTCTGCTCCTACTCTGTCGTTGAAAGCTAGTACTCCTCCCATCACTGTTGAGGCTGGAGACCAGATGTCTCTGCCCAGTTCCTGGCTTCTTACTTTAACCCATGGCCAGTACGTGGCTGCGAAGGAGCTGTTCAGTGAAGCGGCTTCTGTGGCTGCTGTACCGATCACCCCGCTATAAGGTACCGTATCTAGAATGTAGATAAGATCTCCTCTTTCTTCTGC